TGGCGCAAGATCATTGCCCGGATGCGTTACAACCTGCCCGGGCTTAAAAACGGCGTGGACGTGACCACGACGCCGGAAGGCTTCAAGTTCGTTTTTCTCCAGTTCGTGAAGCAGTTGCGCGACAAGCCGGCACTGAAGGAAATGTATGGGCTGATCCAGGCCAGCACCTTCGACAACGAACTGAACCTGCCTGACGACTACATCGCATCGTTGATGGAGTCGTACCCCGAGCAACTGATTCGCGCGTACCTGAATGGCCAGTTCGTCAACCTGACATCCGGATCGATCTACCACGCCTACGACCGCAAGTTGAATCAGTGCTTCGACACTGTGCAGCCGGGCGAGCCTCTGTTTATTGGCATGGATTTCAACGTCGGCAAGATGGCTGCGGTGACTCATGTCAAACGTGATCAGGGTCTGCCTCGGGCGGTGGATGAATTGATGGATGGCTACGACACGCCCGACATGATCCTCCGCATCAAGGAACGCTACTGGGCTCACAACGGCAACGACTACACGAAAACCTGTGCGATCCGGATATACCCGGATGCCTCCGGCAATTCACGCAAGTCGGTCAACGCCAGTGAAACCGACCTCGCGCTGCTGAAGCAGGCAGGCTTCGAAGTCATTGCGCCGGCGGCCAACCCGCCAGTGAAGGACCGGATCAACGCCATGAACGCCATGTTCTGCAATGCGCAGGGCGAGCGGCGTTACCTGGTCAACCCGTTCACATGCCCGACATACGCCGACGGTCTTGAGCAGCAAATCTGGGCACCGAACGGCGAACCGGATAAGAGCCAAGGCAATGACCACGCCAACGACGGCGGCGGTTACTTCATCCATCGCGAGTACCCGATCATTAAACCGGTCACCTCAATGAAAATGGGAGTCGCCCGATGACGGACGTTACTTTTACTCGGGACGATTACAAGGCGGCGCAGTACCGCTGGAAATTGGTCCGCGACGTCTGCAAGGGCTCGGAAACCATCAAGACTGCTGGTGACAAGTACCTTCCGCGGCCGAATGCCTCGGACACCAGTCAGGACAACAAGGATCGTTACGAGGCGTACAAGAAGCGCGCCGTGTTCTACAACGCGACCGGGCGCACAAAACACAGTTTGGTTGGCGCGGTGTTCCGCACTTGGCCGACGCTTACCGTTTCCGGCGCACTCGACTACGTGTCGAAGGACATCGACGGGCAGGGTGTGAGCATTTACCAGCAGTCGCAATCGGTGATCGGGCATCTGCTCGAAGTCGGCCGCCACGGGCTGCTGGTGGATTACGCGGCTGTCGAGGCCGGTACCGTCAGCAAGGCGGATGAGAAAGCAGGCCGGGCCCGAGCAAATATCGGCAGTTACGAGGCCGAGTCCATCATCAACTGGAAGCTTCGCCAAGTCGGTGGTCAGCATCTGTTGAGCCTGGTCGTGCTGCGCGAGACGGTCGACGTTGATACCGCCGACGGCTTCGGCAGCGAGAAGGCCGTTCAATACCGGGTGCTGCGCCTGGATGACGCGGGCGTCTATACGCAGGAAGTGTGGGAAGAGGGTTCAAGCCAGGCGACCATGATCGTCGCTCCCTTCACCCCGCTGAATGGCCTCGGCCAGCCGTGGCGAGTGATCCCGTTCCAGTTCCTGGGCAGCGAGAACAACGACACCACGATTGATGACTCTCCGCTGTACGACATGGCCGAGGTCAACATCGGGCATTACCGCAACAGCGCGGACTACGAGGAAGCTGCCTACCTGGTGGGTCAGCCTCAGCCGTGGATGGCAGGCCTCGATACGCAATGGCGTGACCACATGGAAGAGCAAGGTATCTTCCTCGGCTCTCGTGCGCCGTGGCTGCTTCCGGTCAATGGCACATGCGGCGTCTGGCAAGCCCAGCCCAACACTGTTGCCAAAGAGGCCATGGACAGCAAGAAAGAGGACATGGTGTCGCTCGGTGCCCGTTTGATCGAGCGGGGCAGTGCGGTGAAGACCGCGACCCAGGCTGACAACGACAGCGCCGCCGAACACAGCGTGCTGTCTTTGGTGGTGAGCAACGTCAGCGAGGCCTACAGCCAGTGTCTGGTCTGGATGGCTGAGTTCGTGAACGCCCCCGGTGAAACCCTCTACAAACTCAATCAGGACTTCAGTCAGATCAGCTTGGACGCGACGATCCTCACCGGTCTGTTCAACGCGGTTCAGGGCGGCAAGCTGCCGTCGTCTGACTTCTGGCAGTACCTGCGCGATCGCGGGGTTATTGATGCCGAGAAGACCGACGACCAGATCCGTGACGAACTGGAGGCTGAAGCCCCGGCGCTCGACCTGGACGACGACACCGAGGTAAAACCAAATGGCGGCAAACCAAGCGATCCTTGATGCCACGATTCGGCACGCCGTCTTCCTCGAGCAGCTAAAGTCGGGGGAGGTGGCGAAGTTCGGGCCATTCCTCAAGGAGATTGATCGCTCGATCCGTGAGCGGCTGACCCGGGCTGACCTGACGGATTACACCGTTGCTCGGCTGGAGCGGCTGCTGAGCGAGGTCGACAGCCTGCTGCTGGGCATCTTTGACCGGTACAGCGAGAAGCTGAACCTTGATCTGATCGACATCGCCAACTACGAGGCCGAGTTTGAGGCGACCAGCCTGACCCGGGCGGCGCCAGTGGGCGTCTCGTTTGATGCAGCGGTACCTGGTGCTGCTGCAATCAGGGCGGCCATCCTCACGAACCCGCTCAGCGTCCGCGGCGCGGACGGCGGCAAGCTGCTCAAGTCGTTCATTGATGGCTTCACCTCCACCGAGCGACAACGCCTCACAGGCGCGATCAGGCAGGGCTTCTTCGAAGGCCAAACCAACTTCCAGATCATCAAGAACATTCGTGGGACCAAGGCGCTCCAATACAACGACGGGATTCTGGCCACGACCAACCGGAATGCCGGCTCAGTCGTTAGGACCGCCGTTCAGCACGTCGCTACCCAGGCGCGCATGGAGACGCTGAAAGAGAACTCGGATGTCGTGCAGGCCGTGGAGTGGGTCAGCACGCTGGACACGAAGACCACCAGCCAGTGCCGGACGCTCGACAAGCAGCGTTTCAAGCTGACTGAGGGGCCTCGGCCGCCGATACACATCAACTGCCGATCGACCATTGTCGCGGTGACCCGCTTCAGTGCGCTGTTCGGCAAAGACGCCACACGAGCATCCATCGGTGAGGGTGGGCCGCAGCAGGTGAGGGCAGACCTCAGCTATTACGACTGGCTTCAGCAACAGCCCGCAGCGTTTCAGGACAGGGCCATTGGCCCGGTCCGCGCGAAGCTGTTCCGTGAAGGCGGCCTGACGATCGAGCGATTCTCAGAGCTGCAGCTTGATCGCAATTTTGCGCCGCTGACGCTGAAACAGATGAAAGCCCTGGAGCCGCTGGCGTTTGAGCGGGCAGGGCTGAAGTGACGTGCGCGAAGTCAAAGGATGTTGAGGTAGCGACGAAGTCCTATCCACATCTTGTTGATGCCGAGGCGATTCGCTGCATCGTCCTGGGTTTTGTAGACGTCCAGCGGATCGACTTTGTCTTCAGGCCAGCTTGCAAATGCATGAATGATGATTGCAGTTATCTTTGGGATTTGGTCCAAGAACCTCGCGCTCTTCGAGCCGGAATAAAACTCAGGCTGGCAGTTTTCAAGAGGCAATAGGGCTAGGTAGAACTGGTGTCGCCAGTGTTCTTCATGACCTTCGAGCTCCTCAAGAGCTACTTCATCACGGATGCGCGCCTTTGCTTTTTTGTATTCCTCAATCAACCTTGCTGTTGTGAGCCATGCCAGACGGTTTGCTGGAGGCGGGACAGTGTGAGGAATGCCGACAAGGGATTCATATGCGCGCTCTAAGGTCTTTACCGCGTAATTCAACATGCGGTCATCGCGTCTCTCATGGACGCTTTTTCGGATAGTCAAAAAAGCAAGTAAAGCTGATGCGGCGCCAGCAAATGCCGCGACTACGTTTGCCCAATCTCCGCCTGTCATTACTGCCACCTTCCCCAAGTCTTCACATCAGGCGTTTGCCATCGTGCAAAGGCCATTTGACTACGACGACCAACCGGGCGTCGAGCATTTCTATCACCCGCAGGCAGGGCCTGCATCCTCGTCTCTGGGAGACAACCAATGCTGAAATTCCAACTGGACAGCCTGGATGGTGTCGACGAAGCCGTGCGCGCTCTTTACACCGAGAAGGACGGCAAGTTCGTACTCGGCATTGAAGGCCTGCCGCAGCAAGAAGACGTATCCGGCCTGAAGGCCAAGGTTGATGAGTTGCTCGGCGAGAAGAAAGCCGCCGAGAAGAAGGCGCGGGAAACCGAAGAGGCAGCACGCCTTGAGCGTGAAGAGCTCGCTCGCAAGTCGGGCAACGTGGAAGAGCTCGAAAAATCCTGGTCCGAAAAATTCAACCGCCGCGAAGCTGAGCTGAACGGCATGTTGGAGCAGGAGCGTGGAACGCTGAGCACTCAGATCCGGGATCTGACTGTCGGCCGTACCGCGACTGACATCGCATCTGCCCTGGCAATCCCGGGCAGCGCCAAAGCCCTGTTGCCGCACATCGAGCGCCGTCTGAGCGTCGAGCAGCGCGACGGGAAGCCTGTTGTGGTCGTTCTCGACCAGCAGGGCAAGCTCTCGGCGGCAACGCTGGATGAGCTGAAAGCAGAATTCGCAAACGACGTGGCGTTCGCGCCATTGATCGCGGGTAGCAAGGCATCGGGTGGCGGGGCCAACGGTGCTGGGAATGGCGGCGGGGCCGCACAAGGCAACATCGGCGGCACCAAAGTGGAACGAACGGCGGCACTAGCCGGGAAGTTTCCAGACCTCCCTCTCAAGTAAAGGAATAATTCATGTCCCTGTCCCAAATGCAGGTTTTCAACGAGTACGTCATGCCGGCGACTCTGGAAACCCTCGATCAAATGCTGGCTGCGTTCAACGCTGCGAGTAACGGCGCTATCGTGCTGTCGCCTGATGGTTTCACCGGCGACTTCCTGCAGCAGTCGTTCTTCCAGAACCTGGGCGCGGCTCAGCGCCGTGTAAACCGTTACGCCGCTCAGGCTGCGGTGACTCCGGTCGACCTGACTGAACTGCAGAACACCACCGTGAAGGTGGCCGGCGGTTTCGGCCCGGTTCGTTACGAGCCTTCGCAAATGACCTGGCTGCAGCGCCCGACTGTTCAGGGTATCGAAGTCGCCTCCAAGGCCTTTGCCGAGATCCTGCTGAAGGATCAACTGAACACCGCCATTGCTGCTCTGGTTGCCGCGATCACCGCCCAAGCAGCGGCCACCAACGATGTGTCGGCCACCCTCGGCATCAGTCAGTCGGCGCTGAACAAC